GAGTGGATCAAAAGCGATCAGGAAAATATAGCGGAATTAATAGAGACGCACGGAGGCCTCTATGAAAAACTCTATGACGAAGATAGGCAATACGTTGATGCACTGCAAGCACAAATAATCAGAAGTCAGAATGAAATTAGTGAACTCGAGAAACAATTAGAAGTAGCACGTCAGAAAGAAAAGATCGCCGCTAAGAAGAAAGCAGCTGAAGCCACCGCAGAGGTGGACGATAAGGCGTATAAGGAGGAACTGAAGAAGCTTCAGGATTCGTACGCTAAGAAGAAAGCCGTCATCGTTCAGAACGAGGCGAACATGACCATTACGTCTGAAGAGAGTAAACGTCAACAGCTCGAGCTGGCGAAAGAACAGGCTGATGCTGAGTTAGCGCTGGCACGCAAACGCGGTAAGGAGACCGGAGATCTGCAGGTGAAAGCCGCGCAGGCTCAGATGGCACTCAATAAGGATACCTATTCCAAGATGGAAAAGGATCTGCAGCGCTGGCTCGATGATAGCTTACGCGCCGATAAGCAGAAGCTGCTCAATAAGGAAATGACCCAAGAGGAATACGATGCCCACGCACGTGAACTGCAAACAGAGCACCTGAATAAACTGAAGGAGCTTATGCAGAAGTATGGCATGGATATCACCGACCTCGAGAAAAAGATCGCCGATAATCAGATCAAGAACCAGGAAGAGGCGAACAAGGCTATCCAGAAGGCAGCCAAGAAAGCACGTACCGAGGCGCTGAAGGCAGCGGAATTAGCCGAGCAGCAGGAACTGGATGCACTCGAGAAACGCTACAACTTAGGCCTGATATCCGAAACGCAGTACCATCAGCAGCGCAATAAGATCACCGAGACGTATGCACTCGCACGTGTGGCCGCTGAAAAGATCTATGCTGAAGCCGTGAAGGATCTCGATGCTGAAGTAGTGGAAGAGGCGAACAAGGCCGTGACCGAAGCGACGCGATCACTCAATCAGACCCTGCAGGATCGTTTATCAGAGGCGCGTGAGTTCACCAGCGAGTTACGCGATATCCTCACCGAGACGGCCGAAGCATGTGGCGACACATTGGGCGGCCAGCTCTTAGGCAGTTTTGCGAACGCGATGGATGCTATCCAACAGTTCCAGGCGCAGAGTGAAGCCGGATTCGCCAGCGTAGGTCAAGCCATCCAGGCGCACGTTCAGATGATCGGATCTGTCGTTAGTCAGGTTCTCTCGAGCGCAGCGCAGATATCGCAAGAACTCTTCGATATGGAGTTCAGCAAACTCGAGGCTGAGAAACAAAAAGAGCTATCCTTGGTTGGCGACAATAACGAAGAGCGCGAACGTATCGAGCAGGAATACGCCGAGAAAGAGTTGGAGATGAAGAAGAAACAGGCCGATGCCGATGCAGCTATTCAGAGCGCCCAGTTATGGGTGAACACAGCTATGGGTATCGCTACCGTATGGGCGACCAGCATGTCACTTGGTCCTATCGCCGGACCGATCGCCGCCGGTGTCCTGTCTGCTCTATTACTCGGATTAGCCGGAATACAGGAGGCTAACATCCTTGCTAAGCGTGACGAGATCAAGAATCAGACGCTCGAGAACTCCGGATCAAGTAGAATAAATGAAGGAGGCGGCACCGATTCTATCACAACCATCAAACCGGAGTATCAAGCCGGTGGCCGTGGATACAGCGACGGAGGTTACACCGGAGATGGAGGCATACATGAACCGGCAGGTGTCGTACATAAAGGCGAGTACGTCGTAAGCCAGGCAGAGCTGAAGAACCCGGCCGTAGTTTCCATGGTACGCTCTATCGAGGGTGTACGTCAGAGCCGCAAGCACGGCCGCGCCGGTGTACATGGATTCGCAGACGGTGGATATACCGGTACCGAAGGAATGCCTGAAGCTATACTTGGTATCGTTCAGAGCCTTGCGGATCAGGTGGATGAGATGAAGAGCAAAACACTCCATGCAGATCTCAATTACCACACATTCAAGGAGACAGAGAAAAAAATGGATAACATCAAAGCGAAAGGAAGTTTATGATCATCGCACTGTTAGACACACATGAGCAGTTTGATTTACCGCTCGATATCAAATTGAATATAGAGATGGCTAGCCCGATCTTCTCGAAGGCCGGTGCTATGTCATTACCGGTATCCTTACCGTTGACGGCTAAGAACAGGCGACTCCTTCATTTCCCGGATCGCCTCGATAGCTATGATCAGGAAGAGGATGCAATTCGCTCTATTCCGGATACTCCGGTATTAGTTACACAAGGAAGCTGGCAACAGGCGGCCACTATGTGCATATCCGGATGCTCAGAAGAATCCGTAGAGGCCACCATGTACTTCAACGAATCGAATATCTGGAGCAGACTCGATGCAGTTACCGTTCCGGAGGCGATGGCTGATCGTCATTTCGGGAACATACCGCAGTATAGTTATGAAGTCGAAACGTACAGAGATCAGATACTGCAGCAATTCTGGGATTATATGGTCCCGATGCTATCCGAGTCAGACTTGAACACATGGCTAAAGAATCACGATTTTGTAGTAGCCGTCCTAAAAACGAAAGATGGATGGCTGAATGAACCGGCCTATGTAAAAAGATATGTCACCGGAAATGTAGATAACTATACACTGCACGAGCAAATAATGTATGTATCCAGAACCTTTAACGGATACACTTACAAATTTCCGCGTTTTAAATCCGAATTTGAATGGTACACCACAAGCGGATGCTGGGGAAAAAAGTCTCCAACAGTATATGACTACAGCACAAGCACAATGATGGTGGGATACCGGAATAAGAACCAGCATCTATATTGCACCGGTTTCCTCAGATTAGATGTCGTCATTAAACAGATCTTCAGCTATCTCGGGTACACGCTTGAATATGATTTTGACACCTATTGGCCGTATTGGAATGACGGTCTCGAGGTGAAATGGAATCAGATTGTAGTACTCAATAATACGATGGACGCTATCTATCCGGGATATATGCCATACAGCGTCCTTGTTCCGGAGGTGACAGCTAAGGAGTTCATAGCTGCAGTACAGGCACAATTCGGCGTAGTATTTACTCTTCAGCCGGATAACAAAACCGTCAAAATGCAGTTTACCGAGAAAATCCTGAAGCTTTTTACACGCACTAAGAAGTTGGATATCTGCAATGAAAAGCAGATCGCATTCGATCAATCTCCGGAGTACTCACCAAGCGATGAAATGAGCAAGGTTAACAATCCGGAATATCATTACGACACATGGTGTGAATCCTTCAGGGATGCTTATTGCGTAAAAAGTGGAGTGGATCCGGCCACCGTTAACGACGAGCATGGAGAATGCTACAGCTTCGAGCTGGATGGCGTGTGCCAGCGTACTACCACAACTAGAATCGGATCGACCGATGACACCAAGACAACGGAGTGCCCGCTGGCTTTTGGAGTATGCGAAAACCCATACCAAGTATTTATAGATATCATGGATACCTATTACTATAGTCCTTTAATCGATTACATAACCGTATATTCAAGGCAATCTGAGATATTCGAAGAGTACGATCAGTTATATGTCAACACAACAAATTATGGATTATATCAGGAATTTAACCGGGAGTACAACACCATTTCCGATAACAGCGATAAAGTAACCATCTCCACGGTTCTTACCACACTCGAGATCAATAATTTCGACTTTACCATACCATACGTGATCCAAGGTCGATTGTGCTGGCCAACTAAGCTGCAGTTTGAACTCGAGAATAGTGATAAGCAGCATGTGACCATTGAATTTATAGCCTACAAGAAACGGTAAAATAGTGTCTTTTGGTATATAAAAAAAAAGTAGTAACTTTGCACAAAATTTAAGAGATATGGCTAAAACATTATACGAAGCACCGAACGCGATCTCATTTGTCACAGATGGAATCCAATATACCATCAGAGAGGTCGTAACTCCATCGACAAGACCAACGCCGATCAGTCTTCTATTTAATATCGAATACTTCAATAAAAACGCACGGATCAACCGACCTCAGAGCGTATCTGATGAGTGCCAATTACTGGTACACGGAGAGAGATATTCATACAACAGCATTTTCTCTATACTTTGGAATGTGGATATAACAGATATCGTTACTTCTTTTGCGCAGCGCCTATGTATCGACAGATTAGGGTACATAAACGGATACGCAACAGTACAACTGGTAGAAATTGATGGAGTAGCAACGGATATCGACGAAAATCCTCATATCTGTCTGTTTGGAACGAGCGGAGGCATAAATATCTATGATGGAGGGGAATTACCGGCAAATACGCACCCATTCCTTCTTGCTAGAGGCAACGATGAGGGAGCGCTGCACTTCTATAGAGCAGAGTTGAAAGCAATGGATGTGATCTATGCGCTAAAGCCGGATGCATACGATGATATCTATTTCGATACCGACAACGAGAGTCATCCGAGCCAAGATTTGGATCAGGATGAGCGCAGGATATATGATCGTACGGAACTGCTTGGCCTCCATTATTACACAGGAGACATAGGTAATCAGTATGACGTAACAAGTGCCAGTGCGATATTCCTGCATCTCACAAGCGAGACACCCGGAACGGAGTCGCGTATGTACACCATCGCCGTGCAGGATGATCCGGATACCGACGATATCTATCTACTCCGGTGGACGAACTCTATGGGAGCGCCTGAAGCATTACTGCTTATCGGCGAACTTCAGGATGCGTCTGAAATAGAAGAGCAGGATCCTTACATAACATCCCAAACGGTCAATAACACTATGCGTGCATATAAACGCCGCAAAGTTACCACCAAGTACAGCCTGCACACCGGATATCTCACACCGGCGCGTATCATCGCGCTGAAGGATATGATCACAAGCGAAGAGGTAGAGATGCAGATCGACGGCCAATGGGTGCCGGTTAGTGTTACTGCAGACACTAAGCATGCCGTTCATCAGCGCGAACCGGAGACCTTTGAACTCACGATCGAAGTACTCGAGCAAACGCGATATCATAAGCCGAACCGCACGGTACGACCGCTCCCGGCCACCCGCGCCGGTCTGCTCCAGGATAACAGCGGTAACATCATTTTGGATAACAATTCAAACACCATACAAGAAAATGGCTAAGTACGATTCACAATATCCGGTGCAGATCTCTCCGGAGATGGGAGATAAGATCCTTATCGCTGCAGCGCAGGATGGTCAGATCATGGCATTACCTTTCGGTAAGGTCATGGAGTATATTCAGAAATACCTGAATGAGATCGACGATGAACTGTCGATCACCTCGTTACACCCAGTTCAGAACAGAGTCATTACACAAGCGATCAATGATATCCTGGCACAGCTGCAGCCGGTCGATGACAAAGAGATCATAAGCGTACGGACCTACTCAGACGTAGCTCCGGAAGATCCATCGGCCGGTGACATGTACATCGACTCTGAAGACAACCTGCTGAAGGAGTATCAGGATGGCGCATGGACCGATGCTGAAGCAAAGGAGAATGTCATCTACATTACCGATGACACCACCCACTTCTATATCTACAAAGATGAAGCGTTTGTGGATATGACCGGCGAACCGATCGACAACACCATCTATATCAACAGTCTCGAGGAGTTAGACGAATACACCGATGAAGGTATCTACCGTGTATGTCTCACCACCATATCGGCTGCTACTCGCAGCTATAAGTGGTACACCTTCACCGTAGAGCGCACGGTTAATTCCCGCTTGCGCCGCGTTACGCGTACCCAGACGCTATCCAACCGCTCCGGATTCCAATCCCGGCAGAAACACAACACCGGCACCTGGAGCGAATGGGAAGAGTTTATCTTTGCATCGAAAGCAGATCTGCAGGAAGTTTACGACCTTGCGTGCGCAGGGCTTTAATCTATAGAATATGGAAAGAGTTTATACCAACTATTACGCGTCCGGGCATCAGGTAACGCTGAATGAAGTACCGGCGAAGTTCTCGGCTATCACCGTCGAGAACGTACGTGTGATCATCAATGAATCACAGAAAATTGTATTAGCCAGCTCGATGAAGAAAGCCAACATCAGCAGCGTAGTGTATGACGGATCCGGAAAGACGGTCACTATCACGCTCGATAGCAGCACAGCGTCGATCAACTATGCCGACAAGTTAACGATCAAGATCGACATGGGCGACGATATCCGGGACACCGCCGGTAGCTGCATCATCGAAGACTTCACCGACTTAGGCTTACCGGCACAGAAAGATAGCGGATACAGCGCTATCGAAGATGACGGTGATTTTATCGTAGAAGACGACCTCGGTCCTGGAGCAGAGCACGCCGAAGAATACAAAGTAGGCAATATCATCAGACCCACCGTCCACGATGACACTGTAGGCACCTTGGTAGTAGCCAAGACCGTATCATCGACAGCCACGGATCTGAAGTATGATGATGAGTTCCACACGATATCCGGAATAACATCGCGTATCGAGTGGCAGGCTAATCATTACTATCGCGTTACCGGCATTCATGACGTGTACGATGAGTTCGGTACAGAAGTGGTTATGCAGATCTTCACCTACGAAGAACTGGAACCGGCCACCGTCACCGAGCTTATGAAACAGGCAGCCGCCAAGATCGCCGCCAACGCCGGGAACCTGGTAATGGCAACCGATGCAGAATACGCAGCCTTCAAGTCTCACATGCAGACCCAAATTGCAAATATATTAACCCCTATAACAGAAAGCAACAATGAATGACGCTTACAACGCAGAGCACGCCATGACGATAGGCATGGCTGAAGATCTGGTCCTTATGGCAGTTAGTTCCGTCAAAGAGTGGACCACAAACAATGTCGATAAGACAGAGCTGGTAGCTAATATCAAATCCGTACTGGATCAGTGCAACCGTGAGGTAGTTGGTACGACAGCAGCTGAGAAATGCCAGCATCTACTCACCTGTATTAACGCTATTACAACAGCATTGCGCTCAGCAGGTGCAGTTATTCCGGATAGCACCCCGCTTTCGCAGTTCTCCACACTGGTAGAGCAGATATCCGCAAGCGGATACGAGATCTGCATTCTTGGCAAATCCGGTACCCACTATTCAACGACTCAATGGAATGAGTACATCGCTCAGCATGGTACAGAGCCTGAAGATGGTGCGGTAGTAGCCATGATCACCCCATTCCAATCTTGCGTAATCGGATTGCCGCCTGTAGATTCTCCCCAATCCTACAAAAACCTTGCATGGGGAAATACATCCGACAACGTTACCGGATTATACGGTCAACAGACAGGATCATTCGTTAATGTACTCCAGAATAGCTTAAATTTCAAAGCACTAGAGAATACGTACCGTATGCTATTATGGTACGATCCGGAAGTATTACCACATTGCAATTACGATCTAAACGACCCGGATAAAGATTACGGATCGTATGGCTGCATTCGATTCGCTACCAAGGCAGAAATGGAAGGATCCGGGCAACACCTCATGTCAGATCAACAGGTATATATCGTAACCAACGACGAAACGGATAATACTACAAACCAATGCTACTATTGGAATGGCGCTGCATACGCACGCCGATTCGTAGTTCCGCGCACCGGCAATATCACCGGATCACCTGCAGCCAAGTTCGCATGGGAATATAAGGCATGGGATGGAGACACGCGACAGTATGCACTTCCGACAACAAACCACCTTCTGATGATGTACGTGTATTATAACGAGATCAATGCGTGTCTATCCACATTAAATCACAGCACTCTGCCGGCGGGCAACGCGTGGACGTGCCAGCAGTACGGTGCCAACGTCGCATGGTATGTGACAGTTCCGTCAGCGAATGTTAACTACAACTACAAGAACAACACTTACGCAGTTGTCCCTGTTGCAGCATTATAAATTAGGTGAAACCTCCAGCCGTGCGGACGCACGGCAACTAGTAAGACATTCACTCCAATGCGGAATAGTAGCAGAAAAGCCATAGAGAGACCCATCATCAAGAAATGCACACTCTTATATGAGATGATTCTTGATGGCAAGAAGAAAGCACCTCGAGATATACAGCACTCCATTCTTGATTCTACAATCGAGACGGCACACAGGCTGTATATCCAGGCCTTTCGGCAAGCCAGAGGCAAAGATTATCTGAAGCGCTCTATCGAGACGCTTGAAGAGATCCAAGCCGATATCTATCTGGTGATGCTAATGCATGGATGGAGCAAAGAATTTTGCGCAAAGTTAGACGTTATGTGTGATGATATCGAGCAATGCTTGTATGCATCCGCTAACGTCAACGCGCAAGAGGGTCAGAATCGTTAAGTCCAAGGATGAAGACGAGCGCGCTCACTTATTATAATGGTGTCGCCACTTGCGATGAAGACGAAAGTCCGCAAGTTATATCACCAGTGCGACATAGCAATCACAGCACTCTGCCGACGGGCAACACGTGGACATGCCAGCAGAACAATGCCAACAACGCATGGTATGTGACAATTCCGTCAGCGAATGTTAACAACAACAACAAGAACAACACTTACGCAGTTGTCCCTGTTGCAGAATTAGAACGAGTAGCGAATCAGCTACTAACCGCAGAGGAGGAATGTTTTACGCACAAAAGCCATAGGATGAATGCGACCAGATATCACTTTCACCTATCGCGAATATACGATCTTGCATATAGACTGATATCCAAAACGTACAAACCGGATCCGAGCGTATGCTTTGCGCTTACATATCCGAAGCTCCGAGAGGTATTTGCAGCGATGTACGTAGATAGGATCATTCACCATCTTATCGCACCGTTCATACTGCAGGTCACAGAGAGCCTACACACAAGTAATGGAAATATCAGTCACGGAAACCGACCGAGATTATCAGCACAGACGGCCGCCGAACAGCTCCAGAGATGGATGCGCGAGATGCCGGATGGAATGGTGATCACGATGGATATCCAGGGATTCTTTATGAATCTTGCAAGACAAATGTCCTTTGATATATTTGTACAGTTTTGCAATCGCTTTCGACCGGAAGGCTATTCTGATGACGAAGTAGAGCAGATGCTTCAGCTACTGCACGCACTCATTACGAACGACCCGGCCGATGGATGCTACCTACACAGCCCGCTTGCACTATTAAACAAGGTCCCAAAGAATAAGACGTTACGTAACAATTCCGGAAAGGGATTACCCATAGGTAACTTTTATTCACAGCTCATAGCTAATATGGTATCGGCTATCTGGGGAATGATACTATCATACATACCCGGAGTGCGCGTAGTGCAGTTTGTTGATGATATGGCCGCCGTGGTACGCGATGCATCAATGGTAAATGCTATCCGGATCGCTTCAGCATGGATACTATCCGGAATACAGCTAACATTACACCCGACAAAGTTCTACTGTCAGCCGGTAAGACACGGAGCGTACTTTTGTGGTAAATATGTATTTGCAGACCGGATCTACACAGCGAATCGTACGATCAGAGCGTGCAAAGGTAAGATCCATCGAGCAATCGAATTGGGAGCATCCGTAGAATCAGCGCAGCGCCTGTTATGCTCGATAAATAGTTACACCGGCATGATGTGTCACACAGCATCATTTAATCAGCAGAAACAACTCGCATACATGGTTCTTAATAGCGACTTCTGCAAATACCTGTACTTTGTTGAAAAGAAGAACCATCTGGTATGCCAGTTATTTCCGGAATACCGACCTGCAGCGATCTGCAGAAGTAAGATCGATGATCTTGATAAACAATATAAACAATTTAGATATGAATACCGTAGTAAATCAAAACGTAGTTCCAAGCAACTCACCTCGCAAGGTGGTGCTGAGTAATGGCTTATTGTATCGTTTCGGATTCGAGCCAATCACCGGATCCGGTATGAGCAAAGTAGGAGAAGTGGTATATCCAACCGTACCACCAGTTGAGAACCTGCAGGCGGTTCAGCGTGAGTACTGTCGCGTGCATAACATCGATGAGCCGTTCAACCCGGCTGATTATGGCTTCGATGAATGATGGAGTGATATATCAGGCACCCGGACTGAAGATATACTCTAAGAACGGATGCCTGATAGCAGATTTTAATAAATACACAGAATCAAATGATAGCGAAATTATTGACAGCCATAGGGCATAAGTTGTTGTACCTCCTGCAGTCGATCTGGGGAAAGATCCTGCTGGCTTGTACATGGATCGTAGAGTTTGTGTGTGGGTACGAACTGGCAATCTGGTCCGTAGTAGTAGCTATCACACTGGATCTTATCTGGGGCGTATGGGCCTCCATCGTGCGAGGGAAGTTCGCCAAGTCAGAATTATTACGTGAGACGATCACGAAGATGACAGCGTACATGAGCGGATTGCTGATGTTTATCCTGGCAGAAAAGAACCTCCCCGGGGATAGCTTCTTTATCGTAAGCATCATCGCTACTGTTATGGTATGTACAGAGCTGCTTTCGATGAGCGCAAACATCCTGATCGTGAATCCGAAGATCGTATTTTTCAAGCTACTCAGACCGGCACTGAAGGGAGAGATCGCAAACAAACTACACGTCCCCGAAGATAAAGTGGATGAGATCCTGGATAATAGAGACAGCAACCATGGAACTGAATAAATTACATATCGCTTTCGCAGGCGCATGCTTTATCGCCGGTGCGATCGTCGGCGCAGGCCTCCGGGGATGCACTATCAAAACTCCGGAAGCTCCGGATCCGATCATCATACGCGATACTATCAAGGCAAACGATCCTGCAGATATCGCAGATCACACCAAGCCTAAGTATGTGATCAAGCATGATACATTATGGCTTCCAAAGCCGGAAACGCCTTGCGATAGCACGGATTCTGTATGTGACGGCAGAGTGACGGATAGCATTCCGGTAGAAATACCGATTATGTGCTATGAATACCGGGATACGTTCAAGACGGATAGCAGCCGGATCGAACTGGGTGTGCAGTTCTCTGGATACGATGCCAAGATAGACAGTGTGGATCTGCAGTACCAATTCAATATACAGCCTCGGACGATCGTGAAGAAAAAGGGATGGGGGCAGTTCTTCGGTATTGGAATTGGAGCTGGCTATGGAGTGTCATTCGTAGGCAATCCATATGGATCCGGTACGGTTGTTAATGCAGCTCCGGAAATAGGCGTGCATTTCGTTTATGGATGGGGATATCATTGGTAAAGCCGAAAGCTACACGGCTTAAGTTGTAGCAATAGTAATCATTCAAATCATTGGTAAGATGAAGCGATTTCTTTTCTTAGCGGTTGGACTCCTTATGTTTGCCGCGATGGATGCAGCTCCAGCGTATGACGTAGGAGCCGCGCAGCAAAGTATCTCGAGTGTACAGTATGTGCAGTCAGAGGTGCAGCCGGTGGTAGTGGATTTCGTTTACGTAGCGTCTGCAGACGTTATCGAGACGGCCGCTCCAGTTATCAGCTCCGATTACTTCTATCAGGCTATGCCGATGGAGGTCCTGGAGCAAGTGTACAAGATTGAGATGCCTGTATTCCGATTATGCACCCGGTCGCAACGAATCATATCCAATCTGAATACCGGATGGAGCGGACAGCCTAATTTACCGCCCAATAGGTACTATAGGGTATTATAATTCAACCAAGGCATGTGTGTCTGATCGCACACATGCTTACCAAGTTTATTAACCAAATAACACTAACTAAGATGTACACATTACTTATTGACAATGGCCACGGAAGCGATACTCCGGGCAAGCGATCGCCATTATTAGAGGATGGCCGATCAAGACTTTTTGAGTGGGAATTTACGCGCAGAGTAGCGCAGCGTATCGTAGAACTGGCACCGCAGTATGATATCAAGCCGGTGATCCTGGTTCCAGAGGATGAAGATATCTCACTTAGCGCACGCGCAACGCGCGCGAATAATTATATAAGGAGTAATCCGGGTGAGAAGTGTGTGCTGATATCTATCCATGGTAACGCAGCCGGCAATGGTAGCTCATGGATGAATGCTCGAGGCTGGGAGGCATGGACCACAGTAGGAAAGACCAATAGCGACAAACTGGCTGAGTGCCTGTACAACGCTGCACGCAAGTTTTTCCCTTCAGATACAAAATTCCGCACGGATAAGGGAGATGGCGATCAGGATAAGGAAAGTAACTTCACCGTGATCTACAAAGCATCGTGCCCGGCCGTCCTCACAGAGAACTTCTTTTATGACAATCTGGAAGACTGCAGATACATGCTTTCGTATATAGGTATCGACGCGATCGCACGCGCGCACCTTGCAGGAACCGTATATTACTTCACCATGTAATTCTATCGAGTATGACACAATACACCATCGCAGATCGCCAAGCCATCAAAGACCGGTTGGCCGATGAGAAATACTTTGCACAGGATCTTGCGCTATTTGCGCAGCTATTTCCGCATCATGTACTGATCGGAGAGTGTAAGCGAGTTAATGATATAAACCGCCTATCGCTATGCAAACGCATGATCTATCACATGCTTACTCGAGTAACTGAAGAGCAGATCCTATCTAATCGGAAGCACGATCGGGTAAAAGAGATATCCAAGCAGGTCCACTATCCAAAACTTATGCGCGAAACTAGAGCTAAGATCAAGGAGAGAGTATCCGGATGGAAGCAAAAATTACAAAAGCTACTATCTGGTGGTAAATAGTCCATAATTTACGCCAAAAATATGAAAAAATGCGCTTTTTTGAATAAAAGTGCATTTTTTTAGTATTTTTTTGCCCAAAAATTTGCATATGTCAAAAATTTTTTGTACCTTTGCAGTGGATTTCAAAAAGAGATCAAAAATCATCTTTTCGGAATCGGTCAAGAGCTTGGGGGAAGACCTTAAAACTACCCAACCGGAGCGAAGCCCAATGACTCAGAACAATAGGACAGGGAACAGAGTGAAGCCCTACGAAAGAAGCCGACATCTCGGAGAGACGAGACTCAAGCCAAAGAGTACTTCAGGCAACAGCCCACCTTCAAGGCTCAAAAGAAAGGCGCTGGACCGGCAGTAGTAGAACCCCAGGTACGGTCGTCTTAGGCAGACTAATAAACGGAGGGGTGGCAACCTTACAGCCAAAACAAAGACCAGAGCTCAATCGGAGGGGATGAGGTTTAAGAGCTCAAACCGACTCCCCGAAGATGGTCAATAAATATAAACCCCAAAGGGATGGCATCCCAAACAGCCACAACGCAGACATGGCTATAGATTATAAATTACAGATTGCGCTATTGGATAAGGCGCATAGTGCGCTTACCGAATACCAGATCAAAGGAGCGGATGAAGAAAGTACCGACGTATTAAGAAGGCTGGAGGATTTGCGCCATAGGATCCAGAAAAAGGCAGGATGGCACGAAGTGTGTCGTATAGTAAATGGGAGCGCCACTTCCGGTATGTTTACTGGAACGCTGGAGCATTGCAAGGAGTATGCAAGCATCTGGAAGGAAGGTCATCCGGATGACGATATTATTATAGGTCCATTATAAATACCAAAAACCAGATTATTATGGCAAATGCAGGAAGACCCAAATTAGAGGGCCAGCCGCGAAAGTATATCGTGGCTGATGATGTACACGAGTGGATTATAAACCACGGAGGAGGTAAGTATGTTACGGATATCATACGCGCCATTAAAGCGCAATACACGCTAGATATCGACAGCTGATCCGTCTCCGGAGAACCCTACCTGCTTTTCCCGGACACGCTCTATCATTTCCGTATCTATATGATCGGCATAGATAGATGTGGTACTTAGGTCGTGGTGGCCAGCTGCATGCATGACAGTTAGCTCATCGACACCGGCATGTAGCATCTCCACGATTCCGGAGTCACGTAGGCTATAGATCACATACTCTTCAGGTAGATCCAGTTCCTTGCGCATATCCATCCATCGCAACTGTACACTTTTACTTCCGATAGGTTTCGATCCGGGGCGGAACCCGGTACTGAATAGGTTACTATTTGCGGTGTGTGGATAGGTCGCAAGGTACTCCCGGATACGCTCTACTAGTTCATCGCTGAGCGGTGCATGGCGCATCTTCCAACATTTTGCCTGCTCTTCAGGTATCTCGATATAGTGATCCTCGAGATGGATCTGATTCACTAAGCATCGCCGGATCTCCATCGGTCTCATTAAGGAGAAGTACACAAGCTCGATGAAGATCAGGAATGCCGGATCTCGATCGCGCAGGTAATTGAAGATGACAGTGCGCTGCTCGAGCGATATCACCTGACGCTTCTTGATCTCCTTCTTGCGGGTCTTAATCAGCTTGAACGGATCTTCTTTACAGTAGCAATGGCCAATGGCCCATTCAAAGAAGAGGCGCAGCTGCTTCAGATAGTTATTGTACGTCCGGTTAGATACACCGCGCACCTCTCGAGCATACTGTAAGAACTCGAGCGCATGCACTCGGTTAAAGTCAATGATCTGACAGCCGTACAGGTTACTCTTCACCCATTCCTTCAGAATACTGCAGGTGCTGCTATAGGATACGTACGTAGCGTGACGCACCTCTTCCTTCCGATCCTTCAGATACAGATCTACTACATCGGCCAGCTGCATATAGAACCTGGCATTATGAGTCTCACCGATGGGCGACCACCCACCGGCCAACTTCACATTGATCTGATTAGCGATACCTTCAGCAAAGCGTATGAAATCGGCCTTACGCTTATAGTTCTGCCGGTACTTATTCAGTTTGACGCGATGGCGCATGTACTGCTTAGTACCAGGATTAAAGACGGCATACACTACATGCACACCGGCCGCCTTGTCTTCATTTACAAACGCAGGCTTATACATCGGCTGTGGTAAGCCGGTGCTTTCATTTAGATGCCATACTGGAGATGGATTCTTTTCAGGATCCGATAACTGTGAACTACCTTTTGAATTTTGTACACGCATTTTTTTTAATGGTAATTTTCTTTGGCGATCGCCTAAAGATAACTACCATTAAGTAAATGCTTATTTTTTGTGCTCGATTCGTGCCCGGTTTTTTGCCTTCGTTTGGCGTTTGCCCTGCATTTATCGGCCTTGCGGAGAGTGAGGGATTCGAACCCCCGAGACACGGAATGTGATATCGAGGGGATGAACGGATCTGTACTCAGAGCGTAAGCAGCTGCCTTATAAGCAGTTATCTTCAGGATGTAAAATGATCATTTTGGGCATACAGGCTGGTAAAATGCCCGATTTATGCCCGATTTTTAACAGGTTAGTTATATATGTACATACGCGCGTGCATACTAGTGTATGTGCGCAGGTACGCGCCGTCTCATGCGCATAATACATGCGAGACTAATACACGCATGTGCGTAATAAATTAAGGTACCCACGGACCGGTTCTACTTCTTAGATCCACCGATAGCCTCCTTCAGTAGCTGCAGGCATTCGGCGATCTGCAGATCCTTAGCGCGTAGCTGCTCCATGTATGCCAGGCGCTGCTCACCCATTTCCTTGATGAGTGCGCTGAGATCTCCGGAGAAGACTTGCGCCGTTGATCCGGGACCGGTGGCCGTAGCGTTACCATTTCCTTCAACAACTACTCCAGCAATCGCTACAGCATCCCGAATACGCTTCAGCATCTGTTTGGTAACAGTCTTACCGCCATTAAGAAGCTGGGATAGATATCCAGCGTCTAACTGGACCATCTCTGCAAACTCTTTTTGGCTGTCTGCCTTACCTTGCATTCGAGCCAAATTCACCAGACTCATCAGTTCCTCCTGCTCTTTAGTTTTTGCTTTCATATTTCACCTATTTTATTACAATAATCGCGATTTATTTGAAAAATCGAAGAAAATTTGATTTTTTTTCAAATAAAATTTGCATATTCAAATTATTTATACTATCTTTGCACCGAATTTTTCGAAAAGTGAAAAATAAATGCACAAAAGTTACAAAAATTTTGCGCAAAGTTACAAAAATTTTTCGAAAAGTAAAAATTATTTGAAAGAAAAGTGCAATAAATTTGAAAATTTATGTATAATCAGGAAGAAAAGCAGGTTAATACGAGGGAAATGCCTGCCATCGAGTTTTTAAGAACATCCGGTGCAATTGGCTTATTCATTCCTCCTCCACCTCGCGGTTACGTTGAAGTATTGGCTCGTGAGTTTAATGTTTCAAAGCCTACCGTGTCATCAGCGCTAAGCGGTCAATCCATGACGCGCCAGGCAATCCTTATCAGGAAGCGATATATGGAGAAGTATATAGAGCCATATTTAAAATCTGAATCTGTTGGATAACCGAAATAATTAAAAAATCACACACTTATGGAAACTTTCATCATTGAATTGAATTATGAAGAGGCTAAGAGCCTCGTCTATGCCACCAAACGAATGGCTGGCCGTCTGGGGGGGTAGCAGGCGTATCTGGAATGCGAAACGCCTAACAACCCTGAAGAAACAGTACAGCGAACAGAAGAACATCGACGCGGTTTGTTTGGCCGCCAACGGTGGAAAGTTGGAACTGCTATCCGGAGAGAGTGGAAGGCTGAGAGCGGCCATCCAAGCGATGCAGAAGAATCACGAGTTTGAGTACCGGCGCGCTGAAGTTCTGAGCGATATATGCCAGCGAGTACGCGCGATGCTTCCGGAACTGCCGAAAGAGGATGCTGCAGGCGAAGTAGCATAACAGGATAGCACACATGGTAAGGCTCCTATTAAGACGGAGCGTGATATAAGGTTACCTTGTGTGAGTTCCCAAGCAATCGCGTTCGCTCACAGACGGCCACGGATCAAACCCTGCCAGCCGTTGTAACTGAAAGGCCCGGACTCGCCAATGTGTGCTTTAGAAAAAATAGAGCTGCTACTATTCAAAGAGCAGAGTGATCTTTAAAACAACCTTTCATTATTACTAATTATTATTAACAATTAACAGGGTGTTAAGGACACCCTTAAAAAAACAACTTTATGAAAACTACAACAAAGACAATGGTAGCAAACTACCAAGTGATTAACAATAACGAGGCGCAAGCCGGGTTAGAGTGATTCCGGGGTCATTGGTTGGGAGTTGGATGTAGGTAGTTCATCGTTGATAATGGATAGGAAGCATGATCAAAGGTCTTCGCGCATCATTATGGTATAGTGATCTACGGAAAAGAGCGAATGGTTATGGAGAATAATGGGAGGGGTAATTGAACAAACTTTGCAAGGCGTGTGGAGATTGGTTTCTCCCACGCTGACAAAATGGCCGGATGCAGGCACTACTGCAGGTACACAATTGATTATGTTATAAAATCGTAGGTCGCATAATCTCCCTGCTGATAGAGAGACTCGGTTTCTCTTCCGGCCTCAAAAGAATTAAGGAAAATGGATGAACAGACTAACATAGCTGAAGTAGATCTTAGTGAATACCGATTCGACGGTAACTGGGATTGGTATCGTGAGATGAGTGAGAAGTACGGAGAGGAACCCGCACTGAAGATGTGTACTTATCTCGAGGCGATGGCCAACCGTCTGAAGGTAGGTCAATATATCGACATACCGAAGCTGGTTACGAATCCGGAGAAATTAGGCTTGGCCGTCAAGATCGCATGTATAGTGGTTATTTCCACGGCATACATAAAGAAGGGTCCAGTACTCGAGATGAATAAGACCTACACCAGGTTAATCAGGAGATCTTAAGTTAATACCGATATGAGTAAGATTTATTTTCACATTTACAAAGGCAAGCCTCTTAGTCAGGATGACAACCGGGAAGAGGTGTATGAGCTTCATGTACTGGTTCAGTTCAGCGCTCCGGAGGTTCATGCTGAGTTAATGGATAGTATCGATCGCCGCATAGTTCATGAAGGCCAGGTGCTCGAGTATGTGCGCGATATGCGCAGCGGCCACGGTATTATAGATGTAGCATTCAAACCGGGAATAACAGAAGCGGATGGTATCATGAAGGTAATGAGTGCTGCAGAGGCATTTTGCACGCAGAAGAACTATCAATCGCATATATTCATGGGTAAGCCGAAATGTTAGTACTGAATATATATGTGAAGCCGTATTTGGCTGAGTATGCCAGGCGCAGATATCCGAGTCCTATAAAGGATGTGGCCCGGTTCCCTGCAGCATCACTGGTGAATCATGCGATAGCTAACAGCCTAGTCGAGACACCAGCCAATCCGGGAGAGAATAAAGGCAACCTGCTTGTGATGGTGAACGAAAAGATCTGCAACCTGAAGGATCTCGAGCAGAATAACTATCTGAATTACGATGGTGAGAATAATGTGGGCGAGAAGCTGCTATTAGATTTCGATATCGTACTGCACGGTTATTTGGATCACCAGCGATATCATCAGGGAATCGATTATAAGGTTAGCGTGAATAAGTTTATAGAGAAGTACCATCTGACCGGTCTGGTGACTCCGGATGCGCTACTGAAGAAACATGTACGCTGGAAAAAGAAGCTGGCGAAATATCGCCAAGAATGCGTGCAGCTGAAGATGAATTTTGATAAATAACAATATATCCCATGGCAAAAACATTTACATACAAGCGAAAGTCGGTCTCAGAGGGTGACCATCAGGGCGTGAAACCGTGTTGCGGTAATTGCGATCTGATGGATCTGTATGTTACTACTCAAGAGGCACAGACATTTGCTGAAGGAGGGGCCAGCGCTGCATTCAAGAATGAGCAGGGAGAGGTTATCGGAACCGATGCCGACCGCAAAAAAACATTCTGTACGCGAACCGGCGCTAGCGTACGTCCGGATGGCTACTGTCGTGAGCATGCTTGGGCCAAAGATGCATGGGTAAAACCTGATGAGGAAACGACATTATGCTAAGTGAAGATCTAATCGAGAAAGTCAAGTCTGCTAATCCGATCGAGGATGTAGTAGCCGAATATCAAAGCCTGAGTAAACGCGGTGCTAATCTATGGGGTATCTGTCCCTTCCATGCTGACCGTCATCCATCGATGAGCGTGAGTGCATCGCGTGGAATCTTCAAGTGTTTCGTATGTGGTGAAGGTGGAAACGCCTTCAAGTATGTGCAGCAAGTCGAAGGTGTTACTTTCGTCGAGGCCGTGCGTATGTTAGCAGCTAAGAAGAATATCGAGATCCCGGAGGATATGGAAGAGAGTCCGGAGGAAAAGCAACGCCGGTTAGAGCGCGAGAAATTGATCCGGGATAACGAGCAGCGCCAAAAGGAATACGAGACCGCCGGTGAGTCCGAGCAGAGCTTCAGCGAGTACCTGGAGAAGCGCAGTATCTCGAGAGAAGCGGCCAAGGCATTCGGTTTAGGATGGTGTAACGCCGGTGAGTTCCGGAACCGTATCACCTATCCGTTCTATAGTCAGAGCGGCGTAGTAGTAGGATGGACGGCACGTACACTGGATCCGAACGAGCGCGCCAAGTATAAGAATAGCTCAGAGAGCGCACTATTCAAGAAGGATAGCTTGTTATTCGGTTTGCGCCAGGCATCGAAAGATATCCAACATGAGAAATGCGTATATATCGTAGAGGGTCAGAATGACGTGATCCGGATGTGGATGTGCGGATTCCGGAATACGGTGGCCGGTAGCGGTACTGCCTTCGGAGAGAAACAGGTACAGCTGCTTAGGCGTTACTGTGAAGAGGCGATCCTGATGTACGATGGCGATGATGCCGGTAGAAACGCCACGCTGAAGAGTATGAAGCTGCTACTGAAGGCAGGTTTTACGGTGAGAGTAGTAAAGATGCCGCAAGGAGAGGATCCGGATAGCTGGTTGCTGCATCTGGAGCAAAAGAAAGCTGAAGATACGACACTGGCCATGATCATTCAAAACCACACAAAGCAGTGGCCGGAATACATAAGCGGAATCTATCCGATGAACGATGATCCTGCAGCAACGTCCAAGAACGTCGAGCAGATAGCCAAGATGATCGCCTGTGTGCCGAATGATGTCTATCGGAAGAAACTGATCATCAATTTAGCATACAGCTATCAGGTGGAGGTTGGGGACGTACGCGGTATCGTGAATAAGAACCGGGTAGTGGAAGACGATTGGAAGGGCGGTCTGTATGGCACCGATGACGCGGAAGATCTCCGGAAGCTACATGGTAATAACCTGGCGCTCACCTTCAGCAAGGACTACTTCTTTAAGCACGTCGATGAGGCACCGACTATCTTATGGGTAGGAGGTACGAATAAGAATGCCGTTCAGCAGCTGCGTGCATGGGAATCGATCACGATTCTGAAGGATGAACTGACCGGTGACAGTGACAATAAGCAGGAACCGATGGCGCTGCAGGTAGTTAAGTCTATCCATGGTGACGGTTTGCGCGTACGCGTCCTAATCCGGGAAAGTAATAGCGATAACGAAGAGACCGAGCGGTTTGCCGGTTTCGCCGAGTGGTATATCTCGAGATATAAAGACGTACTCGAGGACACCAACACACCGAGCGATGAACGTACGGATATCATCCGTCAATGTATGCGCGTGATAGCAGACAGTGACGCAACGATCCGGGAGGTGAACAGCGCCGAGTTCCGGAAGTCCTTATGTTTACCTGCAGCCAGTTATAACAAACTGCTTAATGATATCCTTGGCAACAAGAAAGATCGCCGTGAAGCGGAGCGGAGACGTACGAACCTGAGCGATAAGATCGCTACGATCAATAACCTGTACGATGTCCCGGAGTACGTTACCGAAAACGATATCTGGAATAAACAATATCAGCAGTATGGTTTTTTTCCACTGCTAAGCCAGCCGAAAGAAGGAGAGGATCCACACCCGGTTGCATATGTGTTCAAGAATGAGAAAGGCGGTGGCCATACGGTAGTGAGTGACTTCTATATGGAGGCGCTGCTGTTTGTTGATCCGGCCACTGACCACAGTAAGCGCGTCATCCGGTTGAACCACATGTACGGTGGCCGTCAGTTTGTGGAGTGGCCATCCGATGCATTCGTTAGCCTGCAGGATATGAAGAAAAGGCTGTTTGGATCCGGAGCGTATAACTTCAACGGCACCCCGCAACAGTGGGATAAGATCCGCCAGGTTCTCAGCTATAATTTCACCGATTGCTATGAGGCACGCGTATTCGGATGGCAGCCGGAAGGATTTATGATGCTTCCGAATGCTGTCTATTATCCGGATTCCGATGGCGCATGGAAGCTGGAGTACACCGATAACCTGGGTGTAGCTGAAGTGAATAATATGCGCTTTTACAGCCCGGCATCCTCGAGTATCCGGTTAGGTGGCCGTCAAGAAGATAATCCGTATGAGCAGGATGAATACGCATTTTATCTCGAGCCGCAAGATAAGGACCGGATGGAGTTCACCGATTGGGCAAAGTTAATGGATCAGGTATTCCAGGTGAACGAAAACGGCAAATGGGCAGTGATCTTTGCGATCGCCTGCAGTTTCCGCGATCTGATCTATAGTATCGTGGGTAGTTTCACGGCATTGTGTTTCGCCGGTCCATCCGGATCCGGTAAGACAGAGCTGGCATATGGTATCCGGGGATTATGGATGAGACGTAAAGCAGCTGTGTTTAACTTGAACAGCGGATCTGATGCAGCCTTCTTTATCGTGCTCGAGCACTTCCGGAACATGCCGGTAATCATGGAAGAGTATAACGATAACGGTATATCGCAGATCAAGTTCCAGGGTCTGAAGAGTGCCGTATATGATGATAAAGGTCGTACCAAGGTAAAAGATATAGCGAACAAAAGCCTCGACACCAGTAAGACGAATGCAGCGCCTATCCTATTAGGTCAGGATACACCGCAACAGGATGATGGTTCGCTTAGTAACCGTGTGATCATCTGCGAGGTGCCCAAGAAAGAAGGTGGATTCGATAAGATCGAGACAGAGCTATTCGAAAAGCTGAAGAGACAGGCAGAGTTGGGTATGGGTAATATCCTATGCGATATCATTCGGCAGCGCCCGATCTTTGAGCGTCATTTCAAACGCTATTTCAATGAAGAGGTAGCACGTATGAAAGAAGACGCATGGGAATCGACCACTAATAAAGACGGTCTGGAGCGCGTTATCCGGTCCATAGCTATTTTATCGGCTACTAGTCGTCTCGTAGGAGAGCAATGCGATATCCGTCTGCCATGGGAGCATAAGCACTTCTACGAGATGGCTACTTCGAAAGTTATCACTCAGATGGAGAATATGTCCACTACCAGCAAACTCGGTAACTTCTTCTACAGCCTGAATACGCAGCTGAGTATCGGTACTGTCATCGCCGGTCGAGAGTTCAAGATCAACGAGTGTACGTCCAATGTGCTTACATATACCAGTAACAAGAAAGAGAAAACCGCTGAAGTGGGTGTAGGATGTAAGATCCTGTACATACCGCTGGAGGCAGCCTATCGAGCATACGCGAAAGATGTATCCGGAAAGGATGCGCTGAGTAAGCAGACGCTTACCAACTATTTCCGGAGTCACAGCGCATATATCGGTTCTATCGATAATACACGCTTCACATGGGAGGCGCTGGATGCTGATAAGAGAACGATGGTAAAGCATAGCACCTCTACCAGCGCATACATGTTTAAGTATGATATCCTCTGTGAGCAGTTGAATGGTATCGACTTCGAGCGCATCGTAAACGCCGCTGAAGAGAAAACCGAACCTGCAGCAGCTGCAGCACCGGCAGAACCGGCAAAGAGTAAAGAACCGGAGATCGAAGGTATAGATCCGAACGATGATCCGTTTAAATAAACACAATAACTAACCCTAAAAAACAACACACTTATGGAAAAGAAATTCAAAAAAGGGGATACAGTAAGGATCCTCGAGAACCGACTGAATCCAAATGCAGTCGGCAAAAACGGAGTTATCATCCAAGTTTATGAAGACGCGAACACAAAGGAGCCTTTATATCGTGTGCGGTTAAAAGATCGCAAATCTCCATTAAAAGGCGTAGCGGAAGAGTATTGTCTGGGAAAAGTGGAGGAATGATTATGGCATTCAAAAATAAAACCAGCCTCCGGAAAGGAGCTAAATTATATCACCCATATCGTGATATAGAATGTACCATTCTCGAAGTTCAGGTAATTTCTAATATATCAATATGTGTCAAGACAGAGCAACTATCTTTATACACCGGTATTGGAATGACGGTAAACGATCCGAGAACGAAAGAAGTCGCTATGCAGAATTATGACGGCCGATTAGAGCGATTTTATATTGAAAAAGAGGAAGCTATAGCGATTAGACAGGCGCATAGAGAGGGTAAATTAAGGGACAGTATAGGCCGCTCCATGTTAAATATCTTCCAGGCATTGAAGTATGGAAAGTTTGATGAATTACCATTTTAAGGAGGATTGAGTATGGCAGAAAAAATTGCAAAGACCATTCCGGAATGGAAGGATCTGATGGCTGAAGAAGGCCGAAAAACGAATGCTAATGTTACTATTACCTTTGAACTCGAGGACGGTGGCCAGTTTATTCTGAAGTACAGACTACCGAAGAAAGGAGGTAAGAAATGAGTCACGTATTATCGATCAACTGGGGCGGTGACTTCCAAGGTACCGCTATCGTGAGAAAGCTGAAGGATTATATCTACAACAAGTATGTAGGTAAGGTATGCTCTGAAGACGCAGCCGAAGCGATCTATAAGGATATCCTGAAGGAGCGTGACAGATTGTGCGAGATAGCACCTCGATGCAAGAAGCCGGAGATCATATTCCGTAAGCCGGTTTGGGCACAAGATGGCTATCTGATTGCGCTGGAAGAAAAATGTAATACAAATAACGTCTTACTCCAGCTGAAGATCTCGAGCACTATGTTTATTGTCGAAGGGCAGGATCTGTGGGATGCAGTAGGTGACGTAACTGAATTGGAGGGATAAGTATGAAGCCAGACGGAACACCGGATGTGCAGGATATCCTGGCACAAGTTGACACGCTATGGCCGTGGGAAAAAGAGCAGCTGCTCGATAAGCTGATGACGCGCGAGATGCTACAGGTAAAAGTCGGTCAGATGAGTGCTGAAGAGATCAATGATTACTCCGGACTCTACTGTTATGAAGACGAGCGGAAGGATCCGGAAGATCTTAGCCTCGATGAGGTGATGAAGTACCATTGTACGTCAGATCTTATAGAATGGCTGATCAAGAAAGGTGCAGGCATAACAATGTTTACCATGCTATGCGAAAAAGGAATAATTAAGAAGGAGGGATTAGTATGAAAAAGTTATTAGTGATACCAATACTACTGGTATATTATCTGGTAATGTTAGTCGCATTTCCTTTGCAGATCATTTTAATCGTCGTTAATAGGTCCGCAGAATGGATAGAAAACACTACATGCGATTTATCAGCTTCATTCGAAGAGTACTTTATGAAGCCATTTGCTCGTATTTACGGATATGCTCTTACTATTATGAAGAGCGATAAAACGATTAAATGGATACACGAGGCTTCCGAAAGATTAAAGCAAGGTAAACCTATTGATAAGGAGACGTGATTATGGCGACGAAAAGCATACCGTATTTTGAAGTCAACTCTATGAATATCCTGGATCTATCGCTAACCCACCATTGGTATGACGAGATAGCTGCAGGGCGTAAGCTGGAGGAGTACCGGGAGATTACAGACTTCTACCGAAGCCGATTGACCTTTCCTCAATGGAGAGGTACCGATATCTTCAGACACTACGATGCCGTGCGCTTCCATCGTGGCCAAGGTAGTCCAGTGACGATGCTTGTAGAGTGTATCGGTATCCGGATAGGTTATGGACGTGAGGACTGGGGAGCGCCGAAAGGCAAACAGGTCTTCGTGATTCAGTTAGGTGATATTTTAGAAAAGAAGGAGGCATAATATGGCATATACACCGAGATATCACGCAGATGTTAACTTCACTGACGTAAATGGGCGTTTGGGCATGCATCAAACTCTTAATTATGTGAATCGATCAGATGCAGAGAGTGAGGCACATGAAATAGAGAGAGACTTAATGAAGTCCGGAGCTACTAACATTAAAACCTATATCAGAGAAATTAGGTGCTAAATTGATAAAGAATTATGTGGATAACTGCAGAAATACTATCGAAGCGCAAGCCGTTATGGGCACTGGAGTTCCTGGCACATTTTCCGTTTAACCGGAGTCAGGAGTATGAGGAAGATGAGTTGGAGAAGATCCGCTCGGTGATCATCAGCTATGTACAGGATTTTAGATATCGACAGCGAAACAATATCTATCGCCTGATCAATACGCACGATGCTGTTTACATGCCGCTGGTGATCACCATCACGCCGAAAAGTAGCGATAAGATCTCCATCGCTATCACCTTCAGCGATGAAAAGCCGGTGCCTGGAAAGTGCTGCATCTGTGGATGCGATGATCATCACGCCTGTTTTAATCCGGATTACGGAAACTGCTGGTGGGTAGATCGCAAACACACGCTCTGTAGTCATTGCGCCATAGAGGATATCGTAAATCACCCCGGAACACTGTGCCCAGACATTTAGTTATGGCTAAACAACAGTCTATATTATTCCCTGACACGAGATATACGTTTGCGGATTTCTTTTGCGGATGCGGAGGTTTGTCCTTGGGATTTATCCAGGCTGGCCTGAAGTGTGTATCGGCAATGGATATCGCTCCGGAACCTATTGCGACTTATTGGTATAATCTATGCTATAAAACATGGAGTCATTTATGGGTACATCCGGAGAACGAAAGAGCTATTAAATCACTCAAAAAGCACGCGAGCGGAGAGACGAGTAATTACTTATTCCCGAATGGAGTGCCCGATAACTGGCTGGAGGTGAAAGAACCGATGCCGTGCCTCAATTTGTTCTGTTATTCGATTATGGATCTGGAACCTGAGCAATGGATGGAATTATGCGGCGTACGCCCCGGAGATATCCGAATTTTTGCCGGCGGGCCTCCGTGCCAGGGATTCTCTACAGCTAACTCCAATCGAAGTATATACGACGAAAGGAACCAACTCCCGCTGCGGTACTTATATTATGCAAAAGTATGCAAACCTGATTACGTTCTAATCGAGAATGTGCCGGGGCTGGTAACGCTCGGTAAAAAGAAAGGAGATAAGCACGGTCCGTTTGTCGATTGGATTGCGGAGGCTTTCGATGATGCAGGTTATAATATGGCATGGAATATCCACAACGCCGCTGATTATGGCGTACCGCAAAAACGAGAGAGAGTGCTTTTCCTCGGAGCGCGAAAGGGATTGTCTATACCTCCAATTATAGCCGGTAATTACGGAGATGGCCCGGGAAAGATACCGTATCAGACCGTCATGGAAGCTATCGGTCATTTGCCGGCCATGAAAGCCGGGGATTTTTGGGATAAGGATCCGCACCCGTACGGGTATAATCACATGGACGGATATGTGATTTGTCCGGAATGCCTGGAGTATAATAAAGAAGAACGCACAACCTGTATCCACTGCGGCCGTAGCCTTGATAATCCGATACACGGAGGCGTGCTACAGTTTCCCGGATTAGGTGTAATGTTAGACTGTCAAAATCCTATTGACAATGAAGAGTTATTCAAAATCCATATACCGCCTGAGATGGTATATCCAAAAGGAAGAATTAAATAATACAAAAATACCTTTTAAGTTATGAATTTTTGGTTTGGAAAACGGATATCGCTAGTCGATAAGGTTATCGAGAAAGCGAAAGAGATGGGAGGTGGCATAGAACTGACATGCTGCACCTTCGAGATGCCGCAAGCGGCCGGTGTGAAATTAAACCGGGCAGTAGATGAAGGCATTTTTAGTCATATCACGGTTTATATGGAAGGTGGCCACCGGCGCAAAAAGAATTGGGTCCAGGCGATGATTAAAATGGGATGGACCATCTATAACATTCCGATGCACGCAAAGGTGGCCATACTCGAGCACCCTGGAAGGGGGGGGTATGAGTGTTTTTCTAAGTTCTAACAACTGGCAGGCCGGTGGTAATCACGAGTTCATTGAGTTGATCGAAGATCTGGATGTGTGTATGGATATCAAGCTCCGGATGAAAGAAGCACTCGGAAATCTGAAGCCTATAGAACCGGCATGAAAAATGTGTCTTTTGATATATGGTAAAAATTTAGTACCTTTGCACAAAATTTTGAGAGTATGACCAATCCATTTACCAGCGAGAGTTTCCAAGAGGAAATGAAGCCGAAACTGAGTATGGCCTTTAAGGCGCTCGAGTACGAGAATATAGAAAGCAGCATCGTGAAGGTGTGTGCTGAGATGAGCGATAAGTTAGGCACTAAGACCTACGAAGCTATCTGCACGAAGCCGGAACCCACTCCGGAACCGGAGCCTGAAGAACCGGTAGAGGATCCGGAAGAGGTTAATCCGGAGGAACCGGCTGAAGAACCCTTACGCGGTGAAGATCCGGAACCGGCTGAAGAGGAACCCACCGGTGACGTTCAGGATGGGAACGAGATGGGAACGACAGTGAAAGCTGAAGCACTCGATTATCTGCAGCGAACCATTCTGCACTTTGCCCTGTATCACCATATTATCTATCTGATCGCTAATGTGGATAACGACGGTGTGACGGTTACGAAATCCGATAACAAAACGACTATCTATAAGTACCAACAGGATCAGCTCGAGGAAAATCTGATCGCTGATGCCTGGTTCTGGTTGAACCGGTTGATCAAGCTGCTGAATAACAATGCAGAGGTATTCCCGGATTGGGCCGGTAGCGATGAGCACAAGCAGATGGAAGATCTGCCGGTAAGTATCGCTGATTTTGAACGCTATGTAGGTGTGAGTGATCCTACCTTCCTGTTATATGCCGGATGGATCGTACGAGAGGTTCACAGGGAGTGCATTTTGAGTCGTCAGAAAGCGGACGCTTCCCTGAGCGAAGTCCAGAAACAAGCTATATGCTATGACGTAATGGCCCGCGCATGCCGCCGTCTGGCATTCCATGCACTCCCCTCACCTATCCGGATAGATATCAATAACGAGATGGGTAAGAATCACGCCGCCCAGGCTGATACTACCATCCGCGAAAAGGTAGCCGGTGTATTTGCTGAGAAAGCAGCCGCTTATTGGAAGGCTGTCGATGGTGAACTAGAGGTAAAACAGGCTCAGAATAATACAGCTACGTACGGATCCGCACGCAGGCCGTCTGAGCGCGACAAATTTGCCGTATCATGAGACGCATTCAGACTTCAGGTAATGACCTTTATCTTCCGGAAGACTGGATGGAGCTTTCGGAGGCACACCGCCGCAAAGGATTCGAGCTGTTAGCTGCAGTAATGGCCGGTGCTATGGATCCGTTCGAATGGCAGCTGAAGATGTTAATCGAGATCACCGGCTATAAGCCATCTCGAGCAACGAGACGCGCCGTGTTAGGCTATAAGCAGCATGTGGTACGTGATACGGTGATCGAGAACTTGCGCCGGTTGGCCGAGTGCCTTACTTTCGCCTTCAGCATTGAAGAGGATAAGATCCAGATCAACTATGAGATGCGAGATTGTCCGTTTGAGCTATTTAAGAAGATAGGTGTGCAGCCTCATTTTATCCGTGAACGCCTGATCGAGACAAATCTAACCGCCGGTATCTATGCCGATGCCACGCAGATCCTGTCGATGATCAACGATGAAGAGAATATAGATGAGGACCGGCTGTACTATATGGAAAAGCTGGCACACGTGTTATGGCGCGTGGAGTTGAACGCCCACGCACCCGAGCCTACTCCGGCCGAACTATTGGCTGTGACGGTATGGTTTACCGGAGTAGCGCTCTTTTTTCAAGAGCACGACACCTATAGTGTACTTTTTGATACCACCTCGAGCGGATCGGCCAAGTCTGCAGATCACATATCCTTGGGAGTCCAGGAGATCATTTTGGAGTTGGAGACGACCGGTCATCGAGATGTACGCAATATGGGATTACTCGAGTTTTTCGACGCGCAGATCAAATTACTGAAGGATCGTATCGCTGATGCCAAATCCGGAGGATCCTCGATAGCCGATATCGTGAAGAAAACCGGTTTATCGATCAATACTATTTCACGTCTATCTTAAAAACAGAGAAATATGGATTTAGTTGAATTATACCGCTATTTTGCCAAGTTCGTACCGCTGGAGGTGCTGAAGAAAAACTATATCAAATCGGCCAATGAGAAAGACGCAGCGCAGATCCAGGCTGAAGTATTAGCCGATGAGAGCGATCGCCGTATCGGCTCGATAGGTGATTTCATCTTCATCGGTGATTCGGATTTTGTGCTGCAGAAGTTACGCAACAGTAACAAACAGATCTTCATGGTCGATTCCGATAAGATCAATTACACGCCCGGAGTGGACGATGGATCTCAGATGTCATTAGGTATTAGTATCTGTGAACACTATAACCGGTCCAATACGGATGTAGTAAGTGAGTTGGCCCTGCAGAACCGGTGCCTGGAGACGCTAAAGAAGATCTGCAAAGCGATATCGGCCGATGCTGCATCTGAGTGCCTACTCGGAATGTACATGGAAGGCGATTTTGAGATTCGATTTTTGGATGCCAAGGCCCTTAATGGTCTTATCGGCTACACGGCATTCTTTACCTTTATAGCAAGCGATTATGAGTGAGAAACAATTAAGAAACCAACAGCATATAGTAGCTGAAGGTCTGAAGAGTGCCGGTGATAAGCACGCAATGATGGAGTATTTAACCATGGTAGGTCAAGATCTGCATCCTACTTCATTAGGTCCGGATCATCTGATAGCCGGTTGCATCAGCCGCACCGTATTTAAGGTCGATTTTACTCCGGATGGTATTATCCGGATAGTCGGTGATAGTCAGAGTGTCGTTATGAAGGGAGTGATCAGCCTTATGGCCGATGCCCTGAGCGATGGCGACGCTAAGACGATCAAAGAGGTCGGAATAACCTGGGTGAACGAAGCCGGTCTAATGGATATGTTAACACCGCAGCGGCAGGGTGCAATTCGTCAGATGGCCGAGCGGATCTATCGCGCATGTGATCAATGGTTACAGAAGGTGTCGTAAAACATGAGATGATCGTTCAGACGATTCAGTGGGGCCTCGATAAATTGCGCCGCGCGCAGATCGAGCGCCTTAATACGTCGCGATCGGCCATTCTCGATTCCGGATTTAATTGGGATGATCTGGTAAGCGGAGTGAGTGGCCGTCAGGATGGTATTATCGGATCTAACGGCCACTACCGGATCGTGATGCCGGTCGATAAGCACCTACGTTTCGCCGATATGAAGAAATTAGGTGCTCATAAAGGTCCGCACGCGATGGTTTATAACCGTCCTACCTGGGGAGTATTTTTCGGTAGAGATGATAGTGTACGTACACGCCTCCGGATGGGTATAAGCGACGCTGCACGCCAACAGATCCTGCAGCAATTAAAATCAGCCTTCGAGTTATCCGGTGCATTCAAACCGGCATCGCTCGATCACTGGAGTAAGCCATGACAGACGGCTTAAAGTCTGTCCGCAAATGTTTTTTTTCATGGTATAGATTTAAGGTTAAGTTATTAAGAAAAAAGCTCGTCGGGAGACGGGCTTTTTCGTTTACTATAAGTTTACTATAAAGTTTACTTTATGCCGGTAAATCCTGCATAGCCTCCGGATAGATCATGGTGATCGGCCACGTTGAGGTATTTTCTCGAGAACTCACCCCATAAGAGGTACATCAATGCTGAAGCTATCTGAGTGGATCCAAACGCCTGCTCTTCAAACGGCTTTTTCTCTGAAGACTTATCGAGTTCCACTTCACCGCCGGTACGCTTTAGAGGTGAGTTATAGATGGATGATATCAGAGCCTCGCATTCATTCTCGTCTATCCGGATCTTAATCACCGGCATACCATGCACCTGATAGTCATCTTTGCCGCTGAAGAGTCTCGAGAGCAAATGCAGATGCTGTTTATAATAGATGGTAGGTTGGCCGAGTGACATCAGATCTACATTCCAGCCTCTTTGCTCGAGTTCCATCTTCAGAGTCTGAGCATCGGTATCCGATTCGTCACCGAAAGTAGGTTTATACTTTTTCCACTGTGGATCTCGCTGGTTCCCGGCACGGTCATAGTGCAAGAAGATCTGTTTATTCCGCATCGGCGCAAAGAAGGTCTGGAATAAGTACGCTAATTGTGGCTGCTGCTCGGGCCACCAGGTGTAGATATCTTTCAGTATATGGAACACGGTACGATCTTCGTTATACTGACCTATTACCATGGACGTGAACGGTCCCGGATCATAGCCGATATACAACGGTGCATCGAGATTGCAGTTTTTCATATCGGCACAGGTGAAGTTCGCCTCTTCACCTATCGAGAGCGATTCAATACGCTCGAGTTTATAGGTATCCGATTCGATATACTTCAGACCGAAATTACCGAAGAACATATCTTTGACACGATTTTCACGCACAGCAAAGATCGAGGTATTCAGCGATGCCTTATCCAAGGTGCCTTCCATCTGCTTTTGGATATAGTCGGTACCAAGGATCTTAATGTTACTGAATGAAGAGGCCCGGAGATAGTAAATAGATCCACGCCGTAACTGTGTTAACATCGCCTCGATTCGCCTGCAGTAATTCGTGAGCTTCCGGATGGCCGCCTTATCATTCCGGAGCTGTGCATTCTCGAGTAGGTAGTACCGGTGATCCAGCTCGAGCGCGATAGCCTGAATCGTACGGATACGCTCCGGATCCATCTTATCCTCATACTTCAGGAACCAATCCTGATCGGTCTCTATATTCGGTGTGGAAGTAGTACCGGTTGTACCCATGAAGTACGGACTATCATAGAAGCACGTCGATTTAGAACGCATGGCCGGTCGCACATTTTCATCTACTACACGCTGTTTGATATGCAGCATCTCATCCATATACAGGTGTGCTATATTCTTACCATTAGCCCGCTCCGGACGCTCACAGCTCACGAATTGGATCACGGTACCGTTGACAAACGATATCGTATTCTTCCAATCCGTAATGAGTGTGCGGCATGGCTTGAAGTGTACCGGTGGCCGTTTACCGATGCAGTAATACATATCCTCTTCATAATGATCGGTAAAGAACTCCATGATACCCGGAACCAGGTTCTCGAATATAGATTTATAAGTAGATGCCAGGAATACCTGTACGGATCCGGGCATGCTATTCTGTACCCGGTCTATACGAGGTCCTAAGATATGAGTGGTCTTACCGGATCCACGACCCAGCTCGAGGTACATATCCTGTGTATCGGCCAACAGTGCCAGCGTCTGTACTGCAGAATAGTACTGCTCATCGAAATACTCCTTATTGATTACCCGCCTCTTCATAATCTATATCCTCTATAAAACCGGTCTCCAGATCCAACTCCTTCAGTACACGCTCCTTATCTTTGCTCGATAGGCCGGACTCTTCTATGAGCTGCTTACCGCGCGCTATGAGTTCGCGCATACCGGAGCCGCCCAGACCAAGACGTGCAGCCTGTACATCCGGAGACACTAACATACGCTTGAACTTGATACGCTCCGGATCCACTCTACCTTCAGCTGCTTTTACGCGGTACTCACAGGCTATCTCATAGGATCGACGTGCCGCCTCGAGTTCGCCATTCTTTTCGCATTGCTTACCCAGCCGGTCCATCTTATCGGCATAGAACTCGAGCCATTCATCCGGACAGGTATCCATCTGAGAGTGTACATACGAGATACTTTCCGACACACGCCGCCTGGCCGTACGGATGCTGATCTGAGGAAACTCCTTCTGCAGCTGTATGGCTGTGCCCATGATGGTACCATCTGCATCCGGGCCGGTGAAGATCTCGTAAGCACGCGATATCTGCAGTATATACTGTGCCACCTCCGGAGAGGCCGCACCGATCTGCTGACCTTTCGTCTCCTTGATGATACTTACTGTTTTAGGATCAAGATTTCGTATTTGTTCGAGAGTCGTTGCCATTTTGTTGAAATTGTTAATAACCTGTTAATAACTAGTCAAAATCATATATCCGCTATTTTCCGGATCGTGAAGTCCACGACAGCGAACCAGCGTG